GTAGTTAACGGAAATTGGTACAACTTTATCTGTGAACATCTTTTTAGCATCGGGACCAGATTTGGACAATATGCCGAACCGTGAATCCGTGGATATTGTAGCAAGGTTGACCGATTCAGCTGAGGACATAAATGAGAATCCTGATCTACGGTTTTTAAGATAGCACATTCCATATGATCTTGGGTCTGCTTTGCAAGCCTCCCAAAAGATGTAGAATAATCTATTTGATTCCCTAAAGTCTGGTTTCCCAACATCAATCTTGGACCACTGCAAGTACATGTAATGAGTACCAGTGATATAAGTAGGAATGTCTTTGTTAACAAACCAAAAACCTTCTTCACGTCTAGTAAATTCTTTGTCAATATAGTCATACCATTTTTCTTTAAAATCTAATGGATATTCTTCCCAGTCGAATACAGATTTAATTTTTTTTAATTGCTTAGGGTATTCAGAATAATTCCACTTATTGTTTTCAAACTTTACGACTTCATTTTCTTTTGGCAGAGCTATTTTAAGATTCTGTATTTCATACACCTCTCCTATTTGACCTGTCTTACTTATTACTACTATGTCATATTCCTCATTGTAGCCATATTCCCATTTCTTATGTTTGTTCTTGTGATTTAAAGTTTTAGAATCAACATAGTTTTTTAATACTTTATATAGAGTTTGCTCGTACATTATCTAGATCTACCTTCAGCAAAACCTTTAAAAGCTGTTTCTTCTTTAACTTTTTTAGGTTTTTCATTTAACAAGTCCTCTTCTTCCTGTATTCTATTTAATATTTCAAAGGCATCAAATATAGCTAACTTTTTTGTAGCCGCTGCGTTTTTTAGTCTATCTGCTGATATGTCATCATCAGAATCAACAATAGCCTCTTTAGCTACTTTTATTAACTCCTCAACTGCTACTTGCCCAGCTTGGATTATATTCCTTTTGGTTTTGTTGATCTCCATACTTAATTACAATATCATTTGATTTCATACAATACAACCGCTCTTTATCTACAATGAAGTCATATTCACCATAAGGCGTGTAGCCTACAGTGTCACCCTCGCTTATTCCTAGAGCTTCTAAGGAGCTATTACCTATTTTAAGTATACCAATAAGTTTTTGCTCTTTACTCACTTCTAAACCATCTTTATTAACTAGTGGTTTTATAAAACATCTATTGTTTATAGATTTCCATTTGTCTTTTTTCTTATAAAGATACACTTGATCTAGTGCACAAAAATATAAACCATCAACAAATGACGATCTACTTTTTTTCTTAACACCTTTCATGTCGTAGAACGTGCGAAAAACATTGTGATGTATAACTATGAAGTCACCTTTATTTATAGGTGTTTTAAATGCTTTAGGAATTTCTACAACCTCGGCTATGTTGTTAACGAATTTAAAACTTTCTATTTTAGTATTAAGTATTATTTTTTTATTACCTATTTCTATTTCGTTATCGTATTCGTTTCCAACCGGTCTAACTATAAAGTCGTATAAGCTTTTCATTAGTATTCTAAATCGTACTCAACGGATATAGCCATGTTAGAGTTAAACTTTTTCCATGGCAATACCTCGTTGTTTTTCTTTATATGTATATTATAAGAATTATCTGAGTCTTCAAAAAGTATATGTGATATTTCATGACCACCATAAACTTGTTGACCTACAGAGTAATGCATAGCATCATTTTTGTAGTCAGACCCAATACTAATCTTTCTAATATTATTTGTCATCTTTCTGCTCAATGTCTGTATAAGAACCATCTTTTAAGTCTATATTGACTTGACCATACTGATCTTCTAATTCTTTTTTTGTTTTATCTATTTCAGCAGTTATTTCTTTAATAGCAGCGTGTGTGTTTAATTTTTGCACGTCTAACAAACCTATATGTCTTAACAGATCATTCATCTTAGTCTGTTGCTCAGTTACAGTTTTTAATTGCTCTTCTGTAATCTTGTTTACTTCCATTTCTTTTACTTTACTCATAATTTAATTTAATTTAATTGTTTTTCTTAATAATCTAATTCCACCCAAAATCCATACGGCTAAAAAAAAGCATGGAAGAAGTGTTAATGTCATGTCCCACGAATATTTTTGTGTAACTGGATTTTGATTTAGCATGTAAGCTAAAAAATAATATCCAGGCACTAATAACGTGTACATTACTAGTTTTAAATATTTCATTTTATTTTATTTAATTAATACTCTTACTATTTATTATTACTTATAGATTTGAATTTTTCCACACCTCGTGATCCAAAGTAAGCTATATAAACAGTTGTAAGTAACTGTTTTAATAATCCAATCCACTCTTGCTCTACAGTAAAAGATATTTCATGATGACTATCAACCCATATAAAAGCTATAGCCATAATAGATAAAAATATTAAAGCCATAGGTCGTGTGTTTTTAGAAAGCCATGAATCTGATTTCATATCGCTTTCCCAACGCCTTGTTATTTGACTCTCTGCTTCAGCATTAGCCTTATCCATAATTTCTTGGATTTGCTTTTTAATTAGCAGCTTTTCCTCTTCTGTGGTTGTAAGCTTATCAATGACGTCACCAACTTCTTTGATGACGCCACCCGTAAGCCATTGAATTATTTTTTTCAATTAAAATTTACTTTTTAAGTAAGATAAACCTCTACCTAACATAGTACCATCTTGATTTGCATCATTAAAAACAGTATCTCCATCACCTACTGGTTTATTTGTTCTTGAATCACTTACGTATCCAGTCTTAACAGTTGGTGTTTTAATTTTATTTTCTGGTGGAAAAAAGTTAGCTCCAATCTTAGTTTCTCCATATCTATTAACAGATCCGGCTGAACCTCCAGTTCTTCTAACGCGATTTAAGTAATCACCAGGATAAGTATCATCAGATCCAGTGCTATCAAAAAGCATTGAATTAGCAAGTTTACCGCCCATTGATAAGTCCTTGTGTTGAGGATCGTGAGTAATAGTTAAATTATTACTTGCTTTTTTACCTACTAAAGATCCTCTACCCATTCCTCCTGTGTTTGGGTTTAAACCGTAAGATCCACTAGTCTTATGAGTATGCACTCTGTCGTCATCTCCATGTCCTTTATCAGCTGGTCCATGCTTCATGTATTTAGCAGCGCCTCCATTAGTCATGATATCTTGAACTTTAGCAGCTCCTTTTTGGTAGCAATTTTTTCTTGCTGAACCATTAAAAGATTGGTTGTAACCCATTCTTGAAGCTCCTTTACCATCTTCAGCATAATCAGGCACACCATTTCCGTTTGCGTCTGGTTTTTTCTTAGCAGCTCCTTTTTGGTTTGCCGCTAACTCCTTTGCTGGAGCACTTGGTTTTTTAGCAGAATAACTTCCGCCATCTTGATTTGTTTTCATTTTTGCCATTGTTGTTTTTTTAATTTGTTTGCTTTAATTTTCTTTCCGCGGCGTATGCGTCTTTTTCCCAAGGACCTTTACCGGCTTGCATTACTGAATAGTCGTACTCTTTTCCTTTAAACATTACTTTACCAGCTCCTTTAGAATCAACCTCATAATCTAATCCAGTGCCTGGATTTTTTAATTCATCTTTGTATTGATCAACGTGAACTTGTTCATGAGCTAATGTTTTCTCTAATTCTACTGGATCTTTTAAGTCTTCATTTATAATGATAACCCCGTTTTTAGGTGTTCTAGCAAATACAGGATCTTCTCCCATATCTCTTTCGAACACAGATGTATTCATCTTGCTTAAATCAAACGGAGAATTAATTTTAAATGCCATATTATCTTCTGTAAGGAAACTTTTCGTTAAACCATTCTTGTCTATTATTACAACCACAGTTAATGTTAAGACCATCAGACACTCTGTCTACGATAGTCTTAACACCTGTTTTCTGTGTGAATTTAGCAATGCTGTCGCCAAGTCCTCTAGATTTCATCTACTATAGAGTTGAATCAGAACTAAATACAGCGCTTGACCAGTACATTTGATTGCTAGATGGTAATCCAGCTCCGTCTTTACCTAACTGGCAAGAAGCAGCTACACCACCAGGGTTAGCTGTTAAAGCTTTTATAATAGATTGAGAAGGCATGTTAGCAGGTACAGTGATTGCAACTGGCTCATCAGCGTTAGCTGGAGTAGCAGCTCCAATAGGGCTTTTTGAAACTTGAAGAGTAAGTATTCTACCACCAATAGTATCTGCTGGTACAGCAGCTCCGTCAGCATGACCAACTCCTAGTCCAACAATTCCTTTTAATGTTACTACTACACTGTAGTTTCCTGCTGCTACAACATCTCCTACGTTTTCAATGTCATCAACGTTTACTAATACATCTCTAGAGTAATCTCCCCCAGCTGCTAAAGTAGCGTTGTTGTTTACGATTTTAAATTTTACAAATTTTGCCATAATTTTTGTTTTTGTTTTTGTTTTTGTTTTTGTTTTTGTTTTATGTGATTTATCAGTTTACTCTGTTTGTTTTAATGATGTTTTTCATCATACTTAAGATCTCCAGCTAATTTTGAAATGTGTTTTTCATCAGCAGTCATATCTATATCACTGTGACCATGTTCATTATCATAATCAATATCTTCTTTTAGATATTTCATGTGGTGTATATCATCAGCTCTTGTAGCCTTGTAGTTGTGTTGAGTCACTCTAGTATGTCTGTGATAGTTACCAGAGTATTGTCCTGTGTATCCTTTTTTTGTATCCATATCTTATCTACCTACTATAAAGTCACTTACTGTTATACCTGTTCCTGCAACTGCTGTTACATAATCTACAGCCACGGGAAGTATAGTTCCTGATTGTAAACCTTCAAATGTTATAGCTTGAGACGGTACTGGTGCACCTCCTGTTGCTGATACCACTCCTGGTAAAATTACAGTTATTTTTGCATCACCAGCTGTACCCATGTCTCCACAGTATATAACAGATGAGTTTAAGTTAGTACCTAATACGCCTGATTGATTTTGAAACTCCCAAGCTGGTCTAACATCTATACTTGCAATCATTGCACCTGTCAATGGCATTGCTTTGCTTATTACAGCGTCTTGTGTTCTAAATAGTCCCATTTATTTTTTTTTAATATTGTTTTCCTTGAGCACACAAAACAGCATTTAAACCTTTATAAGGCACAGCTGCTTTTGATATTTGCATACCTGTTATTCCTGAGCTAGAGCCCATTCCGTGTACTCTACCTTCTTGATCTAATGGTCCGTCCCATATAGCGCTTTCACCTACTACGCCGTGAGCGTTTTTAGATGCCATAGTTTCATTGTAATTTGGATCTGTTTTATGCATAATTTTTTTTATTTACATGTTAATCATAGGGACGTTCATAGACTGCTCTAGCATTTGTTGCTGAGGTTGAAATGTTCCTGTTATCTGTTCGTTTGGTAAACCAAAAGCTTTTTCACTTATAGGGCTATTTTGCATTTGCGATACACCCATCATACTTGGATTAGAAGCAGCTAAAGAACCTTGATCAGAAATATCAGCAGCCATAGCTGAAGCTGGATCTGCAGGGGGAGTTGAACCCACCGCTGGTTGTTGCGCTGATTCTAAAGCACTAACTCTTGACGTTAAGTCTTGAATGTTATTATTACTAGTATTTTGACCAGTTGCTGATTGTGATTGTCTAGCTGCAAGTTTAGATGCTAAACCGCCTAGTAGCCCACCAGCAGATCTTCCGAAGTTCATGAATGGAATCATAATGTATCTTTGTTTACGTTTTTTATGGATTTAGTCAAAACCTTATCCATGTAAGATTTACCGTTAATTATTTTGTTTCTTCTAGAGCTAGTAGGTATTTTTTCATCTCCTAGCATTATCTTGTAAATTCTATTTATTAATTGCTTACCTTTAAAAGAAACTTTATATATATTATAAGTCTGTGTTGTTCTGTTTCTTTTTCTCCAAACAGTTATCCAGTTTTCTTTTATCAATCTAGACCAACGTCTATTATCCCAACTATAAGAATATACACCTGCTTCAAAATCTTTTTTCGTAAAAAGATCTACGCAGTCAAGATATATTAATAACTCTAAATCAGACTCACGTAAGCTGTTGTTTTTACAAGCCCATTTGCGTATTATACGGTAATGTTTTAGCAAGTTTAAATCTTTTAAACTACTTGCGTCTAGCTTTTTCATAAAACAACAACCACATCTTGTGTCTTAATTACGTGGTATGATCTATCGTTAATTTCTATCTTGTGTCCAGCATGTCTATCGTAGTATATAACGTCATCTTTTTGTAATCCAACAACTTCGTCTCCTATCTCAACTACGTTTGCTCTAATGTACCTTATATCGTCTCTATGTAAACCTGCTAAAAGTAAACCACCTTTTGTTTCAGTAGTTCCTTCTTTTATTTTTTCTATTATTAAATTTCTACCTACTGCCTTCATCTATTCTCATGTTATTGATTACACAATCGGTAGATAGTATTGTTGATGCTACGGAAGCTGCATTAATTAAGGCACTTTTAGTAACCAATAAAGGATCTATAATACCAAACTTAACCATATTAACCATTTTTCCTGTAACTACATCTAGCCCTTTGCCTTTAGAAGATTCTAATTGCTTTTTTTGTTCAGATGTTAAAACCACACCAGCATTTGCTAGTAGTGTTGAGAAAGGCGCTGTTATTGCTTTAAGTAATATTTCTTCGCCAATACTTTTTGGTTTTAAAACATTAGAAGCGTTTAACAAAGCAATACCTCCTCCTGGTACAATACCTTCTTTAATGGCAGCTTTTGTAGCACAAATAGCGTCTTCAACTCTATCGCTTTTTTCTTTTAATTCAATGTCAGAATTAGCGCCTATTTTAACTACAGCTACTTTCGCGCTTAGTCTAGCTAATCTTAATTCTAACCCAACTTGAATATGAGGTTTGTTTTTCTTTTTTAAATCTTCTTTTATAGTTGCTATAATGTCTTCAACTTCTTCAGAAACATCATTTACTTGTATTATCGTTTGATCTTGCGTAGATGTTGATTTTTCGCAAACACCTAAATAATCAACATGTATAGAACTTAAGTCATCTCCTAAATCTTCATTTATGACAGTAGCCCCTGTAAGTAAAGATAAATCTCCAAATATTTCTTTTCTTCTTAATCCAAAAGCTGGAGGCTCAATAACATTTATTTTAATATTACCTTTCTTTTTGTTCATCACTAAAGCTGATAGCACTCCTGCTTCTATTTCGCCAATAATTAGTAATGATCTGTTGTTCTTTATAACATATTCTAATACTGGTTGTATTTGCCTTATTGAATCTACTTTTGAATCCATTAAAAGAACTAAAGCGTTTTCTAATTCAGAAACGTTTTTCTCTTTATTTGTTATAAACTCAGCGTGTGAAAATCCTTTATTATATTCTACACCTTCTACTATTTCAACCTTAGTCACACCACCGTCTGACGGCTCCATTGTGACCACACCTGTTTCGCCTACAGCTCTAAAAGCATCAGCTATTAGTTTACCCAACTCTTTATCGTTGTTTGTTGATATAGTAGCTATATCGTCTATCATATCACCTTTAACAGCTATAGAAATAGACTTTAAATAATCTACAACTTTCTCAACTCCAGATGATATACCATCTTTCATTTCTCTAAAGCTTTTATCAGAACCTAATTCTAAATAAGCTGTTTTCATTATAGAGTGGGCTAAAACTGTAGCTGTAGTTGTTCCGTCTCCAGCTTCTTTAACCGTTTTACGCGCTGCTTCTTTTAAAAGCGTAGCACCCATGTTTTCAACAGGATCTCTTAATATAACTGAATTAGCAACAGTTACACCATCTTTAGTTATTATAGGGTTACCAGAGTTGTCCTCCATGATAACACATTTGCCGCTAGCCCCTAACGTGGAGCTAACAGCTTTTGTGAGTTGTTCTATTCCTTTAAATACCTTGTTTTTAGCTTGTTTTCCAAAACTAAGGTTTTTGACGATTCCGTCCATAATTTGATTAGATTAAATTTTATTTATTTTACTTAAAGGTCTTAACGACTTGTGGTCCGCGAATATAAGAAAGTTTTTTCTCATAGTGGTTAATTGAAGCATCTATAGCTTGCTCAGCTCCTTCAATTGTTTCGCGTCTCGTTACGTCTATCCATTTTTCGCAGCAGATATCCTTTTCTGGATTACACTCGCAGTCTGGATCTTTGTATTCGGTTTGATAAAAACCGTTTGGTAATTGCACAATTCTCCAATTAGATTTTTTGGCAACATGCTTCCAAAGGTCTAAGGTTTGTTGTGTTGGTTGTGATTGTGGTTGACTACTCCACGTATTAGTCGAATAAAATAGTGTCATTGGTTTTGGTTTTAAATTGACATTGGTTATCGCTCTTCCCGAGCAGGGTATAAATATATTATTACAAGTTTTTACTATTTTTTACTTTTTTTGTTCTAAGGTGTCAAGTCTGGTTTCTAATGACTCAATTTTAGCTAAAGCTTCTTGTAAAGCGCTTGTTAATAAAGGTACTAATTTTGATTGATCAATTGATTGGTATTCAGGATCTCCCTTGTAATCTAATTCATCTTTTTGACCTGTAACGGCTTCTGGAACAACACCTGAAGCTTCGTGGGCTAAAAAACCATCTACTTTTCTTTTAACGCCTTTTTTATCCTTTATTTCTTCTTCAATAAAGTTAAACCTGCAGGGTTTTAAAGCCTTTATTCTTTCTATAGAACCTGACATTGGCTCTATATTTTCTTTTAATCTATAATCAGATGAAGTATTGTAACTAGTAGACGAACTTCCACTTTGACTAATAGTACCTACAGACGATCCAGAGCTACTATAAAATCTCATGAAGGTAGATCCAACATTAGGATTTTTAACAGATATACCAGCATTACCGTACCTTGGCCCGTTAACAAAAATACCATGCGCACCGTAAGGAGCACCTGATGTAGAGTTGTATATTTGAAGACCTATTCCACCTGAATTTGAAGTTGGACCTTGGATTTGCACTGCTCCACTATTGAATGTAGATCCACTGTAGTTTACACCTAAAACATTATTAGTTGAGTTCCAATATAAAGTATCAGAACCTATTGAGTTTGTAAATCCACTACCAGTCCAGACAGCTACTCTTCCACTTGTTCCTGGCGCACCTTTGACTATTCCATTATTCTCAATAAACTTAGCAGGCGTTTGCTGTCTTTGTACTTGAGGTGTTGAACTCGAGGCAGAAGTGTAAACAGGTATGTATGTAGCAGTGCTATTAGTAATAAAATTATCAACTACGTTTCTCAGGGTATTAACTGTTATTTCTCCATAAATAT